TTAAAGGTCAAATGCTTGCGGACCGCCTAAGTATGCAACCAATTCAGGTTTATTATCTTTTATACGAGACAATGACAGTGCTTTGGGATCCTTTGTATACTCCTCAAATAGATTTAAATATTGAGTTTGGTCTCCCAATATACACAAGTCTCCGGTAAACATATCTTCTCTTGCGTATTTTACGATTTTAGAGAATAACTCTGTTTGGCTATACTTTAAGACTTTCGGGTGAAATTCCTTAATTAAGGCAATGTTTTGCTTTATTTTATAAAAAGACCTTTCATTTATTGATTCGACGTAACAGACTATAACCATTCTTATGGCATGTGCTGCTTCGTCAATTTCTTCTTGGAGTAATTGGCAAATTTCATCACCGTGAAAAGATGTTGTATCGTCAGATGATCCAAAGCTCTCTTCGGTCGTCTGTTGTATTGTCGATATTTCTTCCGCTGTTGCCTTGCGAGAATTCTTTTCTTCAAAGAGACGAATTAAAATTTTAATAATAAAATCTTTTGTAAACTCCATACAAATTGTTAAGGGGGCTTATTATTCAAGGCCGACAGATCCAACCACAAGGGCGAGACCTGTTATCTCATCGAACGGTACATCGAAAGCTGGATATTCCTTGTTATCGGACACTACTGTAATATAACCATCTTTTGTACTCGGCATAAGCCGTTTCACGAGAATACCTTGCTCACGTGTAGCAATGACGTGACATTTATTCCATTGTAAAAATTTTCGGTCTTTAAGTATAGTGCAGGCTATCACGTCCCCGGGGTTAAAATGCGGGTACATGGAAAGACCGGATACTTCGATCATGAAATCCACATTGCAGTAGCGAAACTTGGGTATAACGTAGTATTCTTTTACATCTTTTTCTTCAATAGAGAGGAGACCGTTACCAAAGCCAGCCGCTGCTGTTTCAGTAACCAAAGGAATTGGTTTTACTTTTATATTTCCCAACACGTTCGCCAAAGGCATGGCTTTGGGCTGGTCTGTATTGTCGAGCGGAGTTACAATAGTAGAGTCCACATTGGTTGAGGCATGCTTGAGCATATCCCCTTTTCCCGTAAGCAGCCACTCTATATTGACATCAGGAGCATAGGCAAGAAATTTCGCAATATTATCTTCGCTAATACCATTGCTTTGCTGTAAAATACCTCTTGTAACCCCTGATATTTTATAAAATTCATAGGACGTTACCCCTTTATTCGATAAATAAAGCAAGATATTTTGCTTTATAGCCGATTTTTCTTGTTTGTTTTCTTGCATAGACGAGAAATCTTGTTTATATTTGCAGAGTGTTTAAGTAGTAAACAACGGCCAAATATACAAAATTGGCTCGAAATTAACGAGTGTCAGAGATTAAAGAATATGAACCGAAACCTATTATTAACAAGTGAGACGATGGAAAATCAAGAAACGATGATGAAAAAGCGGGATTTTGTAGCCGAACGGGTGAAATGCCGTATCGATGGCCTATTGGAAGAGGCCGACAACTATACGCGAATCATGAATGAGGATTATGAGTCATTTTTTATGGATCATGCGGAAGATATGTATAAAGTACAGCTTGAACTTTCCGAATACCGCAAGTTGAAAGCCGTGGTAAGCTCCGGAAGCCTTGAAGATATCCGGTCATATTTGATAAATAAAGTGAATAACATTACCAATACCCTGCTTGGCGAAAAATTGCGATTAAATACTACCGGCGCCACTACCCAGCTTGCCCATATTTTAGAACTGGAATTGATCCGAGATTTACGCGGCAAGTTTATCATGTTCCTTGACTTTATCGGTAAAGACGAGAATGTCGCCGGATAATAAAAAATCGAGCGTGACAGCCCGGAAGGCGTCAAGAGACGGGCGGACGGTGTGGAAAGACACACGGGGTAATGGTTTTTGCGTTGGGGTTCGATTCCCCATGCCCCACAAAATCCAACCATTAAAACTTAAAGTTATGAAAGCAACAATGAATCCAACAAAAATGGAGGCGCGGATCAAACAGAAGCTGCGCACGCTGATCGGCAACGTGACACACATGCAGAATGTCGCCGACCAAACGCTGGAGCTTATCAAGAGCATCCTGACAGAGGACGAGCGAAACGACTCGGACACCTGCCGCGTCGTCGAGAACCTGTCGTGCGTGTGCGAGGAGGCATTACAGGTGTTGTGCGAGGAACTGAAAAAGGGAACCCGGCTTTACGAGATTCTGAACGAAGAAGGAATGCGAACCAAAGCCATTGACAGCCTTTGATTATGAAAGCCATTGAGAATTTTTCGGGGAACCCTCTTTATCGTCTATTATCTTTTGAAGAGCTTCCTCAGTTATACAAAGAGTTGATTCTTTCCCGTTATGGAACTCCGTATACGGATAGGCCAGCGGGCGACAGAACTGTTCCGGGAAAGGATCCTCTTTCAGGAATTTTTGGAGCTGACTCTGAACCTCGAACGGATCACCCCGAAAAAAGATGTCATAGTCTTGAAACAGGCCGTCGACTATCGCTCGGAACTCCTTTATCGAGGATAAAGAGTTCGAAGAAGAACGAAACCGAACAAGGTCGGCGACAAATCCTTGAAAAGGCGTATGCAATTTATCGTGAATTTCGTCGAACAATGGGGCTTCGATGTCTATCGCGTAGTCAATTCTACGCAATGTCGCGGCACTGATTAGGGTGTCAAGGACAAACTGGCGATACCGATTTGCCTTTTCGGCATCCAAGTATGTAATCACATAGTTCAATCTCCATTTCTTGGGAGTTTTTCCGGACGGTTTCATGATGTAGTTATTGTAAACAATCGCAAATATAACAATCACCAAATAAACAGACAAATGAGAAAGCAGATATTGACAGACAACGAAACTAAGGCCTTCTTGATAAAGACCTTCCAGTGTTCGCGCCAAGCGGTATGGCAAGCATTGACCTTCCAGCGCAACAGCGACCAAGCCCGGCGGATACGCCATCTCGCCCTGCAACGCGGCGGTAAGTTGACAGACGGCTATGCACCGAAGTGCGAGACTTCCTACGAAGAGGGAGAAAAAACGATGACCCAGAGATTCGGGTCACGTGTAAAGATAGTGGCGTATAGTGAGACCGGGAATGTATCCGTGTTCGTGGACGACCGGCTGAAAGAGAATTACGAGAATTTGGACGTTTGCAGCCTCATGCAGTTGCAGAGCGAGGTGGAACAGATGGCAGCCGTGTTGTAAGAGGAGGCGATATGGAATACTACGGAAAGATATTGTGCATATCGTACCACGATCTGACATACGACGACCGCCCCGTCATCATCGATGGGAAGGGCGACTACAGCAGAAGTCGTGCGTTGAAAGATGTACATCCGTCGATGCTTTCCGAGGAAGAACTTGCACCCATCATGTCAGAGGCTAATTATAAGCAGCTGGCAGCCCGGGGACAAATCCATGTGGTACGTTCAGGAAGGGGGTTGGGAGGTTATGCTCTGGTAGAAGTGGCCACCCTTCCCATTCGGTTTCAGGAGAAGATAAAGCTAAAATACGGGGACATGAAAGACGATATTCTCAGGAACTGGTTCGGCAGCCACTTCCACATCGACGCAAAAGCACGAGAGTTCTATTCCCGATTCCGTTTCGACAACGGTAATACGCTCCCTCCGGAACGCATACAGGAGTACACGGTGAACGCCTCGGTGATAGAGAGTGTACTGGCGCTGATGGCCGACACGGTATTGATGCGCAAAGCCATGAAGGGCGGCCCGGTGAACTGGGGCGAGATGGCGGGGGCGATCAGTTACTATCAAATCGAATTCGGGCATACGTTGCCGATAAGCGCCAACCGCTTCAAGAGGCGCGTGTGGGATTTCAAGGCTCAGGGATATGAGAGCTTAATCAGCGGAAAGTTCATGAACCAGAACCGTCGCAAGGTGACTTACGGCATCGAGCGGGTGCTGCTGGCGATAGACGCCCAACCGGAACAGCCCTATAACACGACGGTATGGGAACAATACAACCTGTTTCTGGAAGGAGAATGCGAATTATTTGACCCGGAAACGGGCGAGATACTCGATCCTGCCGATTTTACAGACAAAAACGGCAACCCGATCGTGTTAAGTCCCAAGACGGTGGCGAACTATCTGACCAATCCCAAGAACAAGGCGTTGAGGGCGAAACATCACATGAGCCAATGGGACTTCAACAACGCCTACCGTCCGTACCATTTACGCTACACGGGAGCCTATTCGCTCAGCAAGATCTCCCTCGACGACCGTGACCTCCCTCGTCCGATGAAGGACGGCAACCGGGTAAAGGCTTACTACGCCTACGATGTGGTGAGCGGCGCCGTGGTGGGCTACGCTTACAACCGGCTGAAAACCGCCGAACTGTTCCTCGACTGCATGCGCAACATGTTCCGGACCCTTGACCGCAACGGCATGTACATACCGGCGGAGCTGGAAGTGGAGCACCACTTGGTGAAGGACTTCGCCGACGGCCTGATGCAGGCCGGCACGGTGTTCCCCCTGATACGGTGGTGTAACCCCGGCAACTCGCGGGAAAAGCGGGCGGAGCATTTCAACCGCCAGAAGAAATACGGCGTGGAGAAACGCTCGCAGGCGGGCATAGGCCGCTGGTGGGCCCGTCTGGAAGCGAACCGTCCGAAGGAAGAGAAAGTATATGACGAGTACAACGACACCTATAAGGTGAAGAGCTATACCTACGACGAGCTGGTGGCCGACGACATTCGCTCCATCGACGAGTATAACAACCAGCTACACCCGAATCAGAAGCGATACCCCGGCATGACCCGCTGGGACGTATTCTGCAAAATGCAGAACCCGAACCTCCGCCCGTGGGACAAGGCCGTGCTTTACCGGTATATCGGCTTCCACACGAACACGACCATACGGAACAACAGCTATTTCAAGGTACAATACAAGGATTTCCGCCTTCCCGACCCGGAAGTCATCGCCCGGCTCGAACCCCGTAACTACAAGGTCGAAGCCTATTATTTGCCCGACAGCGACGGAAACATCGACGAGGTGTATATCTACCAGAACGGACGGTATCTCGCCGCCTGCAAGCCTGCCCCGCGGTATAACGAGAACACGGCCGAGCAGACCGAGGCCGACCGCGAGGCCTACATCGAACAGGCGAAGTATGTGGCCAAGTTCGACAAGATGATCAAGGAGGGCAAAATCAAGCCGTTGGGCATTCTGAGCAAAGAGGCCTCGAAAACGGTATCCACCGTAAAAGCCGAGGCGGTGGAGACGCAGCCCGCCGACGATACGGAAGACTATTCGGCATATCTCAATGTGTCGTCTTTTGAAAGAGATGCCATGTCCAAACTCTAACGATATTAAAAAAACATTCAAACAGCATTATTATGGAAATAACGAACGAATTGAAACAACGGATTGCGGAGGCGATAGCCGCCGACCGGGGGAACTATCCCAGCGACAACCGCCATGCGACGGCTCTGGGTATTTCTCCGAGCGTGTACAACTCCATCAAAAGAGGAAATTATGAAAAACAAGTGAGCGACGCCAACTGGGTGGGTATCGCCCGGAGGCTGGGTGTGCAACTGCGGGCCGAAATGCCGTGGACGGCGGCCAAGACCCCGACCTATGCGTTTATCAGCAAGCAGTTGGAGATGTGTCAGGAGAGCGGACTGAGCGCCATTCTGTGCGACATGCCCAACATTGGGAAGACCTTCTCGGCGAAGGTGTACGTCAAAAACCACAAAAACGCCGTGTATGTGGACTGTTCGCAAGTGAAAACGAAACTCAAACTGATACGGTATATCGCCAAAGAGTTCGGCGTGAGCAGTTACGGACGTTACGGCGACGTCTACGAGGATCTGGTGGCTTACCTGCGCACGATAGACACCCCGCTTATCGTACTGGACGAGGCCGGAGACTTGCAGTACGAGGCTTTTTTGGAATTGAAAGCCCTGTGGAACGCCACCGAACGCTGCTGCGCATGGTACATGATGGGAGCCGACGGGTTGAAAGAGAAGATAAACCGGGCCATCGAGGGCAAGAAGGTGGGTTACACCGAGATGTTGAGCCGGTATGGCGACACATACAGCAAGGTGACCCCTGACGATGCCAAAGAGCGCGAGAAATTCCTGCGGGCACAGGCCGCCATCGTGGCGAAGATGAACGCCCCGGAGGGCTCGGACATCGCCCGGATCGTAAACCTTACCGGCGGCGGGCTTCGCCGGGTATATACCGAAATCGAGAAATTGAGGAGGGTGCAGATATGATGACGAAAATAACATTAGAGGATAAAGGTCAGAACATCTTGTGGTTCAAGGTAAACGAAGACGGGATTGTCGAAGAAGCCGGTCCATTCCAGAATGAAATATGGAAAGACGCATATATTCCTTTTCGGAAAATCCGTGTCGGACAATTGCCCCCCATATCCTTTTATCCGTATATTATATTCAATTTTCTACAATATAGGGTCGTATCAATAGAGCCAAGCCATGAAACTGAAACGAGCGTACAGCCCCAAAGAGGTGCTTAACATGAAGATACCCTGTTACGAGTTCACCGGGCAGTGGCTCGTCTCCATCGGCCGACCTGCCAAAAGCGGGGTGTGGATCATCTGGGGGTCGAGTGGGAACGGCAAGAGCTCTTTTGTCATGCAACTGGCCAAATACCTCTGTGCGTTCGACAAGGTGATATACGACAGTTTGGAGGAGAGCACGGGGCTCTCTTTACAAATGTCATTGAAACGCCATCGAATGGAAGAGGTACGCAAGCGGCTGCTGATTCTCGACCGGGAACCGATCGATCAACTGGAGGAACGGTTGAAACGAAGGGGCAGTCCCAGAGTGGTGATCATAGACAGTTTCCAATATAGCGGGTTGAGCTACCCCGCTTACAAAGAATTAAAGGAGCGGCATCCCAAAAAGCTGTTCGTTTTCATCAGCCATGCCGAGGGAATGCACCCGGCCGGCAGGACGGCCCGAAAGGTGGAATACGATGCCGATGTCAAAATCATGGTGAGCGGCTTCAAAGCATGGTGCAAGAGCCGTTTCATGGAACAACCGGGCGAACCCTACACAATATGGGAGGAAGGCGCCGCCAAAACATGGATGGAAGATGGACAAAAAGAGTATGCGCCGGAAGAACCTGCTGTATAGGCTCCGGAAGAAGGGCGTGAAAGTCAACACGAGAGAACGCTGTGTTTACCTGCCCTACGGCAGCGAGCCGGACAACATCGCACAGGTTCGCCGTCTGCGGAGAGAATATGATTTTGTAGTGCAATTTGAAATAGTATGATCATGGAAAAAACGCAAGAAAACATCTGCTGCATTTGCGGCAGGAAGTTCATCGGATACGGGTATAACCCATATCCGGTAAAAGAAGAGGGACGCTGCTGCAAACTGTGTAACTACACGGTGGTACTGGAAGAACGATTGAATGAATTTTACGAACGACAAAACCACAGAAAAAAATGAACAAGAAAGTGTACATCAGCGGGGCGATAGCCCATTATGACTTGGAAGAGCGCAAGGCGGCTTTTGGAAATGCGGAACGATTCCTTGCCTTGAAAGGCTACAATCCCGTGAACCCGTTCAAGAATGGGCTGCCCGACGAGGCGCATTGGCGGGAGCATATGCGGGCGGACATCGCCCTGCTGCTCGGTTGTGATTATATCTACATGCTTCGAGGCTGGGAGCTGTCGAAGGGCGCCAAGCTCGAGCTCGACGTGGCCAGCTCGTGCGGCATCGAAGTGTTGTTCGAAAACCAGTTTAATCTTTGAATTATGGAAGAAAAACAAAAGGTGCAGGTCGTATTTGAGTTTGACCGGGAAGACTTTGAGTCGATCATGACACTGAAAAGTCCGGAGGAAAAAGAAACGGCGGAAGAGGTGTGGAATGCTATGGTTAAGGAACCGGTGGTTGTCAAGGTTGACTCGCTCGACGAAAGGGATAGATACGATGTGAAAGTTATTATGGTGAGTTGGGCGATGTATGCAATCGCCGATAGATTGGAGGAATGAACATGGCACAGGAAGTAACCAATTTCGCCCGGTTTTACGCCCTATTCGGCAAAGTGCCCTATTACGGCGACCGGGAAGAATTTAAGCGCTCGATCGTAAGGCAATATACACGGAATCGTACCGACAGCCTGCGCGAGATGACCCGGGCGGAGTATAACGAGTGTTGCGCCGCACTGGAACGGCTGACCGGTCAGGACGAATGGCGAAAGAAACTGCGCGAGGAACTGCGGTTCCGCCGAAGCGTATGTCTGAAACTCATGCAGAAAATCGGCATCGACACCACGGACTGGGCAAGGGTCAACGATTTTTGCCTGAATCCCCGGATCGCCGGCAAGCCTTTCGGCCGGCTCGATACCGAAGAACTGGAACAACTGGCCGTAAAGCTGCGCTCCATCGAGCGGAAGGGAGGGCTGAAAGTGAAGGAAACGGAAAAGAGACAAGAACACGAAGTGAAACAACCGGGCAGGGCCGTCTATGTCATCATCGACCCCAACGCCCCCAAAAACTAACAGACATGAAAACAGAAGCGAGAAAAATCCTTGACGGGATTAAAATTCAACTCCTCGAAGCGGCGACATGGCTGTCGGCCGAAGAACGGGAGGAGTTTTTCAGCGACATCAACGAATGGACATACGAGCAGTATGAAGCGGCATTGGTCTGCCAAGAGGCCGAAATGCAGAATTACGAGGAGGACGATGTATGACTCTGAACGACCAGAACAAGGTGAAAGCGGCCGGCTTCATTATTATCCGAAAAGCCGACTATCCGATGCCGAAAATCAAAGTCAGCACAAAGTACAACGGAGGGTGGAAAACTTACGGAGTGTATGAGACCAAGTCCGCACGGGACAAAGCGTTCAAGACCCTTTTAGAAAGCAACAATATTATCAGTGACTAACCCTAAAAACAATTAGAATCATGGAAGAGAGAAGCAAACAGACCGTGTTGATGACGGAAGAGGAAAAGGCCGAGTTTGAGGCTTTCCAACGGGAGAAAGCGAGAAAAGCGGCCGAGGAGAAGGCCAAAGCCGACCGGGAGATGTACAAGCAAATGGTGGACGAGGAGATCGAGAACTCCATTCCCGTGTTGCTGGGTATCAGCGAGGAGATCAAGGAGAGCAAACAGAAGGTGCTTGACAATTTCAAGGCTATACTTGCCATGAAGTCCGACCTGTTTAAAACGAAGATGCGCAACGACCAACGCAGCCATACCTTCACCAACAGCGCAGGCGACAAACGCATCACGCTGGGCGTGTATGTGACGGACGGCTACCGGGACACGGTAGAGGACGGAATCGCCATCGTGAAGGAGTACATCGCCTCGCTGGCCAACGACGAAAAGACGCAGGCGTTGGTGAACATGGTGTTCCGGCTGTTGAGCCGCGACGCCAAAGGCACGTTAAAGGCCAGCCGT